GGAAGTTATTAGCAACCATACCTTTACGGTAGTTATCAGACAATTTAGCAGGATCGTTAAACAGTCCTTTGAGTGCATCAACCAAATCAACATTAGCTTGAGTGTTTAAGATCAAGGTACGTTCATCAGCAGCAAGAGAATCTGTAAGCTCCTTGCTGGAGTTGAGAACATCTGCAATCGACATAGCTGCCCCAATGTCAGAAACTTCTTTTGAAACATCTGCATACATTGAGATAGCATCGCTTTCAATAGCTGCACCCAATACAGACATAGCTGGTTTTAGGATACGGTCAGAGAAATCATCTAAGTCCGTTGTTAGATCAGAAGATAGGAAGCTAAGATCAACACCTTTCTGGGTTGCAACTTGCAAGGTTTCGCTTGCTTCAGTTGTGTCCTGAGTTGATAAAGCTGCCCCAGTACGGACTACATACTCATTAGGCAATCTGATTGATAAACTATCACCAATTTTTGCACCACTCTTTGCAAAGCGGTCATCATATTGGCGATTAATTGATCCTACGAAATTTAACTTCTGGTGGAGTATCCGTAAGGCTTCACGGGTTACTGCGGTTGGTGTGATTAATGTATTTGCCATTATATTTTCCTTTAATAATTATTATTAAACGGGTTCTACCCCGTTCTTTTTCTTAGTTGAGCGTTACGTTTAGCAAGCCAAGACTTGGCTGAATCTTTATCTGAAGGGGTGTTAGATTTATGCCTACCACCTTTCCCCTTAACAGGTTTTGATTCTGTTGCAGTCGCTGGGCTTACTTTGCTACCCTTTTTTGCATTTGCTTTCATCTTGTCAAACATCATAGCCTTATACGCTAGTTCTGTTACAACTGGATCGGATCTCCATTCTGCCTCTGCTGCCTTCTTATCAGCACCAAAGGTTTTGCAGAAGTAGTCGATTACCTCACCAACCTTTTCGGTAAATTGTGGGATTCTGGCGTTTAGGGTTTTCTCACCCTCTACTTCTCTAGCCTGTTTATCCGCTTGCTTAGTGTGGGCCATCTCGCCCTCTTTAGCACTTACCTGTTGAACTGTTGCGTTAAACTCCTTTGTCTTTTGTGAGATCGCATCTGAAACTTGTCTGGCTTGGTCAGGGTTTGATTGCCAAAGCTGATTCAGGTCAATCCCATTCAATTGGGCGAGTTCTTGGCGAATTGCAAGACCTTGTGAATACATGTCAAGGGTATCACCCTGTAGAGATAATAGTTTCTCAGCCGATTGTTCTCTAGCCTCGATCTGCTTTCTCTGGCTTGCTAGTTCTTGCGTTTTCTTTGTGTAGTCAGATTGTAACCCTTTGCCGTAAGACTCGAATTGTTCTGACTCTTCATCTGATAACGCATCTTTATTTAACTTAAACTTCTTGCCACCAAAATCATATTCTCTAAGTTCTGGGGCATCTTCATCTGCGTCATCATCATCAGAATAGCCATCATCGTCTTCATCAAGGTCTTCTTGCGAATCCTCAACGTCCTCTTCTATGGTTTCTGTATCTGATTCATCAGTGGTTTCTTCTGTCTCAATTCCGTCTTGGGCTGTTGAGTCGTTCATAGTTTATTCCTTATTGAGGGATTCCTTGCCGTGGCAAAGGCTGTCCCTGTGGTTGTATTGGCTGACCCGTGTTTGGATCAATTTGTGGAGCTTGTGGTTGAGGCTGTTGAGGTTGCTGAGGCTGTTGAGGTTGAGGTTGTGGCTGTGTAGCCATCCTCATTCTCTCTGCCACTTTCTCTGCCCCTTCAAAGTCCATATGTTCTAATAAAATGTCACCTATAAATTCAGCAGATCCCGGTACTTGTCTCATTATCTCAATCAAGGTTTCTCTCGTTTCTTCACGTTGAGATTCATACGTTGGACCTGCCTTAACCGTTACATCGTATCGACCTGTATTTAGATCATACAATTTTTCCTGCAATTCGTTTTCTTCGTCCACTTGAGGTTGTTGCTGTTGATTCTCTATATTAGAGTTAACTAGCTGAACCACTTTTTCTTTTTGATCCGACCCTATAATTCTTAGTGTGCTTCGTGCCGTATAAACGCTAGGTATAATCTCGACCAAACATTTGCCAGCGTATTGAATCGCCCTAGACAAGTTATCCACAAAGTGAAAATTAGAAACATCAGACTCTTTTTGACGGGCGAGTATAGCTTTTCCACTAGTTTCATTTGATCTAGCTCCTAATGCAGAATCATAAATACCAACTATGCTTTTCATATCGTCAGCAGCCATCATTGATTCATTGATCGCACCACTAGGAACACCAGCGAAAGGTTGCCTTGTTGGGGCTGGCCCTGCTGATGGATCATACTCAAGATAAGCGTGGCTTCTTGTATTAGCTGTTTCCCATTTCTCAACATCATCTGGATGAATGAAATCTCTAGGACCGATGTATGGAGCTTTCGGTGCAAGTGCGACCAATTCAGTAGACGCTGAACGCCAAAAGTTAAGCATCATTTGTGAGTCTTTAGCATCATGGATCATCGACTTGAAATGTCTACGTCCTTCGTAAATTATCTCCTCACCCCAAACAGGGCAGATAGGGATTGATTCACCGGGCCATTCATCTTCCTCTAAAACTTCAGTACCACTTAAAACTCTTCGCATTACTTTATGCGTTTGAACAAGTCTTTCTCTCTTGATGTTTACACCTTCGACTAACATCAACATCCTACCTTCATCAGTCAAAGATGATTCTCGTATCACCATCCCATTATCTAACTCAAGCAATTTCCTAGTAACTGGCTCTCTTAAGAAATACTCAGCCACTTGAACATGATCTTCATGGATAGAGAAATGGTTAACAGCCCCACGTTCATCACCTTGGAAACTACTTACCTCACGGTCAGGCCATTGGCTTTCAAATTCATCCTTGGTAAAGAAATCACTGACAAAGCCATAGTTCCAATCGGAAGCATCAAACTCTGTAGAGTTAACATCCCAATGAACTAATAATGGATTAGGTATCCTGTGGATTCTAGCCTCCAAGTCAAAAGACTCAGGGCTTGCGTAATGTATACCAATACGAAAGAAACCAAAGCCACCTGATACAGCGTGATCTAATGCAGTATCAAAAGCGATATCAGCATTTGAATTTCTTTGAACAGCTCTAACTAATCCATTGATAACTTCTGCTGTTGCTTTATCTGCCCCATTGTCTACAGGTGAAACAATGATACCGGGCTTATTCTGTCTAGCATCGTTTACAACTCTACGAATAAAAGGAGGTATCTTGTTTATGGTAAGGCAAGGTCTTGATTCAAGTTCTCGTTGGCGTTTTACATCTGTAGGCCATTGATCTCCTAAACGCCCAAAATTAATATCATCTTCATAGCGGTTACGGTTAAAGTCTGAACCCTCTTGGGACTCTTCAAACCTCTCCGTAGCTCCTTTTATAATATCAGCTTCCTTGTTGGCATCGCCTTTTTTAGGTCTAGAGCTTTTATCTTCTGTTTTTACTTCGTCTTGTGTCGCTTCCATTTAATTACCTTTTTCGACTACATAACTTGATTTACAATATAACCTTTTTTATTTAATTATTCTAGTAAGCCTTTTGCTAAGTCTCCACTACCATTTCATTTTCTGGATTTTACAGAACGAACCATACTATCTCTAGTGCTAAAGTCTGTGTTTCGCCCTCTATTCTTCTTAAACCCAAAACGCTTATAAAAGTTTTCCAACCTAGACTTTGAAGTTCCTCCAAATGTTGTATCTGGAGTTACACCTATTTTCTTCCCAACCTTGTCAGCATAGTCAGTTATGTCTTGCATAATTCTGCTACCAACACCAGCACCCCTCTCGCTCTTAGGCAATACGATACGGCTCAAATTTATGTTATCCCCAGACTCATACAAGTCGAGATTTGCTGTAGGATATTTGCCTTCAATGTCTGACAGATTTTCCACAACCTTCTCACCCTTGACACCCTTAAGATTAGGTTGTCCACTTAAAGTAAGTTTGTTAGCTGTCTTAGATCCACCACTAGAAAGCATCTCGGCTAAGTCTCCAATCGGTTGTCGGTTTGTAAGCATCCTAACTAATAACTCTTCCTCTGGCACATCCAGAGTTTCCCACGGTGGTCTAGCCATTCTTTCGTCTGGGGTGAAGTCCATTCGTGTTTGCACATTCCTAGCTTCTGCTTCTCCAGCAAGAGATTCGTACATTTTCATTCTTGAGGTTGGTGTCGTTTTTCGATGCAACCCATACAACTCAACTAATTCTTGTGCGTCCTTTCTGCCGTCAGAGCCAAGTGCGTATGTTGGTTGCCTTGCTTGACTGCGAACTGCTCTGGTAGGAACCCAATCGGGCGCACCCAAATCTGTAAGGTTCTGTATCGCTTTGTTTTCTGCTACTTGATACCAATCAGAATTGTTAAACTTATCCACACCTAATTCCTTAGCTTTTCTTTCTACTTCTTGTCTCCAACTTAAAATATTTCTGCCTTCTGTCGCTAATTCTTGTTGGGTATATTGGTTTGGACTGCCCCCTCTTGCAAAACCCTCTTGGGTCTGAGGCCACATATGTTGTAATTCGTGGGCGAATACATCTTTAGGTGGAATCTTTTTATCATTAACTAGAATTGCCCCTTTATGCCCCATCATATTCCCAT